GAATACCTTGGAAGTTCATTGGCTTCTCTCCAACATAAAATTGGAAATTATAGTTACCGATAGAAAGTGCTGCTTGGTATGCCTTCATTGTAGATGGACCAACATAGTACTGATATCCTTCCTTACCGTATAATGCGGCTGGAGATGCATCTAACATAGACTGCAAACGAGCAGCAATGTTTGAGCCAGTTGAGATACCTGATGCATTTACTGCAATACAAGTATTATCAAGTAAATAGCCAATCATTCCTTCAGCTAATGTACCGTTATACCATAATGTAGATGTCCATATTCCAAGTTCAACTTGCTGTGCAACTTGTGCAGCAGTTTGAGCTAATACGAAATCTTCAAATGTTGGTGGCAATGAATCAAAGGCTGAGAAACCCATTTGCATAGATTCCCAAGTTTGTTGTAAATTCTTCTTGCAAAGAGTAAGGTTGACTTGCTTTTCAGCTAAGGTCAATACATACTCGCTAAGTGTTACTGATGAACCATCGGTGTAATCACAAGTAGAATCTGCAATAACAACGCTTGTAGCATAGTTACGGATAACTTCCTTGTAAGCCACATTTGGATGCAAGGTAATAAGACCTTTAGCAAGAGTATCGCCACTCAACAACGCAGCAGCGATGTATTTATTTGCGAACTCTCCAGCATAGGTGTTGGTACTTAATGTAGGACCAGACAATTGGATGTTTCTATTTTTCATTTGTTTTTAATTGTTGAATAATTGTGCCATAACACGGTCTTGGATAGTTTCAGTTCTTTGAGGAGATAATTTAAACAATAGTTTATTGTCTGCTTTATTCTCAGGACTGAATTTAGTTCTGCTACCTTCTTCAGTTTGTAGCTTATTTTTTAGTTCTGCATTCTCACGCATCAATTCAGCTAATTTAATATTAGTCTGAGAACTCATCTTAGTCTTACCTTTAGATTTATATTCTGCTATCATAGCCATTCCTTCTTCAGTTTCGGTAATGCTGACAATCTTATCTGCAATAGCGGTAGCAACTGCTTGTGCTATTTCAGGTGTAACTGCATCAGGTGTAACTGAATCAATTAATCCAGCTAAATTATCTACCAATGCTCCTTGCTCTTCGGTTGTTACTTCAGCAACTGGCTCAATTTCCTCTGCAAAATGTGTTTCTTTAGTCATTGTTTCAATTACCGTTTTAGGTATTTGAGATGCAGCATCAGGTACATTAGATGCAACAACTTCCTCTTCAGCAGTTTCTTCTCCAGCAGTTGCAACTTCAACTATTACTCCTCCTCCATCTACTGATACTATTGTTCCATCTTCTAATGCGTATTCTCCCTCAGGAACTGCGATGTTTCCATCCTCAGTTACTATTGTAATGGCATCGCCAACTGCAAATGATTCTGAATCAAATGTGGTTGCTCCATCCTGAGATTTCTTTTGAGTAAGTTCAATAGCTACTGATGACTTTTTGTAGCCAAGTAACTCCATAACTCTGTTAATTGTTGTTTTCTCGGTTGACATATACTAAAATAACTACTTAATTTACTTTGTTAGATTTTTCGTAACCTAATGATTTAATCAATTCATCAAGTTCTTGGTTAGGTATAATCTTCTCTGCTTTGATTTGACTATTGTCGGCAAAGAAACCTTCAATTGAGAATCCTTTTACCAATCCTGTCTTAACATATTCCTCCCAAACTTTGGTATTATCAACTTTCATTGATACCATCCAAGTTCCTACGGCATCATTTAAGCCATACTTGGCGGATTTATCATGCACCATATCTTCCTTAATCCATGACTCTATTAAGCATATTCCTGATAGACTTACTTGATGCTCTAAGGTGGCATTATGTTGATTCCCCTTCTGCAAATAAAGTTCTGATGCTCTGCGAACCGTTGCCTTTGAAAAGTAGCAATGGAATTCTTCTCCATCTTGGTTACGATAAATAGGCTTGTCAGGAATTAATGCTGCACCAATTAAAATTTGTTTATCGGCATCAACGGTGGCAAATTGGACTTGCTGAGATTTTAACGCTATAAAGTTGGACTCAATAGCTGGTGCTGAAACTATGCTAATGGCATCAATACCATGAGCAATATGTTCCTCATCTAATATTAGTTCAACTATTCTCATACTAAATATAACTATTATTTTCCGATTGTTGCACTTTGTGAAATCTTCCTATCAAGGCTTGTTCCAGTTGTAACTTCAGTTGATACCACATAGGCTTTTGTTGGTTTTATTTTATCCCCGTTGATGGATGCATTTAGTTGAGTATTACTATCAACATTTGATTTGGCTATATTTATTGATGGTCCAACTGATGGTATATTCCCTCCTGATGGTGGACTTCCTCCAATATCTGATGCAAGTTTACTTGCTTCCTTTTTAATTTTAACAACATTTGCCATACCAGCTACTATAATTGCTGCTGCATTGATGTATCCCATAGGAGTTCCAGCACCAAGTGCAAGTGCTTTTGTTGCTCCTACATAAGTATCCATAATTGCTTGTCCAATAGCAATAGCACTTTTCATTTTGGAGTCTCCCTTTAATAAAGAAGATACTCCATTAAGTGCCATATTAACTGCTTGGGCTTTGTTTTCTAATAATGCTTGGTCTTCTGCTGCTTCTTGTTGTTTTATTTTTTTAGCATTTTCACTTAAATCCTTGGAATTATTTGCTATTTCTAAGTTTGTGCCAATAACACTTTTACCATAATCTTTTTCAGCAACTAATTTTGCCCCAAGTTCTTCGGTTTTTATTGCTGTTAATTGAGCAGATAATTCCTTATCAGTTATTAAACCTTTATTAAAGTTTTCTGTTGCAGTAGTTCTTTGTATATTAAAGTTATCGGTAAGGTTTTGAATAGTCTGATTAAATTCCTCATCTTTAATTCTTGATAAGTCATCTTGGAACTTCTTTTCTAACTCTAATTTTTTCTGATTAAGTTCTTCGTTTTTAGCTATTTCCTCATCATTTTGTTTCTGTTTAATTTGACCTCTTAAAATAGCAGTTGCTGAATCAAATTGAATAAGGTCTGCATTAACTAATTCAGCAGCCTTTCGTTCTGATTCCCTTTTTGAATCAAACTCTGCAAGTTCCTTTTCATTACTATTTTTAATTAAATCTAATTTTGACTGAAGATTTATAGCAAGTCTTTCCTTTTCTTTTTCTGCTGCTACTTTTGCATTTTCAATAGCTTTATCGTTATCCTTTTTAGCTTTTTCTACGGCTTCATCATTTATTTTCTTTTTGTATTCTGCTTTACTATTTTCAATTTCATTTGTTTTATCAGCATACTCCTTTGCTTTGTTTAAACCAGTAGCATTTGCTCTACCTAAAATACTTTGTTCTTCTCGCAATATTTCTTGTTTCTTTTTGAATATTGCTTCTGCGGTTGCACCATTTGCTTCTAAGGATTTTAGTTCACGATTTAATTGGTCTATCCCTCCTTCTTTAGCAGCATTTATTTTTTCTGTTTTATCATATTGTATTTGTAGTTGGTCGTTTAATTTGGCTTTTTCATCTCTTGCTTTTTTATCTGCTTCGGCTTCATCATCAATCTTATCGTTATAATTTGAAATTGCATTAATTAATAATCCCACTGCAACAATTAATGCTCCTACACCTGTTGATACTAATGCCAATCTGAATGCTTTCATTGCACCAGTTGAAGTTCCTACTGCTAAAGTATATGCTTTTTGTGCTATTGTTAAAGTACCAGTTGCTTCAGCATCTGCAATTTTAGCCGAAGTTAATGAGGACATGGCATTAACTAAACTTCCTTTAACACTTGATGCAAAATTTACTGCTGCTTGTTGGCTTTCAGATAAGGATACAAAAAGATTATCTAATACACCTGATGCAGATGCAAGACCTGAACCTAATTTAATTGAGTTTAGTACTTGACCTAACTTGCCTCCTGATACTGAACTGCCTTTTAATGCATCATTTGTTTTAGAAACATTTTGTTCTGCGTTTTTAAAACTTGCAGCTACTTTATCCCCTCCTTGTGTTGCAGATGATACATCGGCATCTACTTTAAACTTTATATTTTCTGCCATGATAACTACGCTTTATTTGTTTAAATGTTTCCTTGAATGTATGGAGTGCTTCCTTATGACCTTTAGCCAAATCTACCTTATGAGATACTCCCATAAATTCATCGGCTTGTAGTAATGTTATTATTTTTGAGTACATTATATTATTTTTTCTATTGTAAACGATATCCTTGAAAATGTTACATTATGAGAAGAACCATCTCCGCTTGTCATTGCTAATTTGATTACTGAACCAGCACCTACTATTGTTGCGGTTGATAAATTGACGGTATGGTCATGATTTCCCGAAAGTATTGAATAGGCTTCAGTATCTATGTCATCGATTACTATCTTACTAATGCCTTGGAATGACCCACTAAAACTAAATGATAATACTGCTCTAATTCTATATTGTCCTGATTGGTTAATAGTAACTGATGATGTTGCCCCATTGCCAGTATAGATAGTGGTTTCTCCTAAATTGCTTTGAGAACTTAAATTAAAAGTAACTAAGGATGTGGTTATATTTACTACTCCTACTGCAAAGTTATAAAGGTTGATTTGATTCAGTCCAATATTACTTGTCAATTCATCATGTATAGGATATGATTTCAATACCTCGCTTAAATTGTAGTTGCTAATATTGAATGCATCCGTTACCAATACTCCTCC